TTATCTATAACTTTAATTTTAGAGTTACACTTAATATAATTTACAATAAGTTTATTAATTTATATCATTATAAATTTAATATTACAAAATCAAATTAAATATCTGATATTTAATACGATTTTAAACATTCACAGCCCCAATATGGGGTTGTGTACATTTGGGGTAGTTACCCCAAAGGGTCATTCCCTACTAAATTCTCCCTACGTGCATAAGACAATCGCACGATTAATGGGAGAGTTTGGACAACAACAGGCTCTCACCGCTGACGTGTATGATGCTGTCAAGACTTTTCTATACAAGACCACCAAGATCAGTTCTTCTCTTGCGCTCGTTGAGCTGACCGCCGGAATATTCCAGCTGATCAGTTCATCAATTGCGATAAGAAAGTCCTCTTCATGGGAGACAGCTCTTCACATAGTCTCTATAGTTACTGCTGTGTGCTCAATAGCATGCACATTAATACAGGGAATCACTGTGCCTGTTGTCGTGAGTAAACTCGTTTCCGACATGCAAGCTGCCTGCGTAGGTTTTTCCAGCGCCATGACAAGCATGTTTACACAAACGACGACTGCTGCGCCGGTCACGCCCCAGTCATGGAACACTACAGTGACAACTGTCTCACCACCGACTACGATTTCTACTCCGATTGACCCTTTGACCTCAACCTCGACTACCTCGACCACGCCGTTGACGACCTCCGCATCCGTTCCAATTACGACAAGCTCTGATTCTGGATCTGTGACCAATACCTCGACTACCTCGACCACGCCGTTGACGACCTCCGCATCCGTTCCGATTACGACAAGCTCTGATTCTGGATCTGTGACCAATACCACCGTTGCTTCTACCGCCTCCGAGACCGTGACCACCACGACCGCTGCTGTGACTTCTCCAATAGTTACTTCAGCTGTTGAAAAGGATGTTCCTGATTATGACAATGCTCTAACTATTGACCACTTTCCCCGTAATTACAATCCTCATGAACAGAAGATTCATTACTGTGGACCCAAGTGCAAATTGACCATCAAGACAAAATCTGATACTGATGTGGTTTGGTACAAATGCTCAAGCCATAAGGAATTGCTAGCCACTATATTTCCAAATGTTGGACCTTCTCTTGGTGAAATGGCGACCGTGTTACATGACTATGCGTCGTTAACCGAACATGCTGGATTGTCCTTTTATAACATCGGCGCCACCTCTGTAGAGGGATGTACTGCAAATACCGTGTTCTACATGACTCGTGGCGATCAAGATTATATTGGACTTACTTCTGATTTCCTTCAGCGATCATCTGGGCCCGGACTACTTTATACTTCTGATTCAGTCGATAAATTTGACTGGTGTGACGGAGTGCAAGGTATTTACGTAACTGGAAACAAGACCTATTGGAACCCTCGTCTACTGCTGCGCTACCCCACCATCGCCATCCAACCTTATCTGACTGCGCCAAACTCTGGACATTCTGACACCTTGACCTATCTCTTTAACCATGTTTACACATCACGGAATGATGCCAAGGCTGCCCTTGAAGCTGCCGCCTATGGCGATTGGATTGGGAATGCTCAGATCAAAGGATGTAGTCTCAAGAGTTACCCGAACAAGTATATCTTTTTGACTGAATTTGGCCACTCGAAATATTCCACATCGAGAGATAAACTGAATACTCGTGCTGGAAGTGTCATAGTATACCCTATGCCTGTGAAGCAACAATCAATCCAGGACTGGTCTAAGGTATGTTTGTGTGTTCTCTCGATCATGCTTGGCGCTCTCGGGATGGGGTTTTCTCCCCACAAGAAGGATTTCCTTAGGTGGATAGCCGCAGCGAATCAATCTGCAGCTTTGACCAAGAATCTTTCTCATGCCCAGGACTTTATAACTACGCATCTCCTTGATCTTGAGACTCAAAAGGATGATCTGATTGAAGATCGGTTTAACAAGTTATGCACAGAAGTTGACAACATTCTTGCCGTCCCTGTTGGGTTGTTTCTAACTAGACTTGACCTCCTTGAACGACTCGTGCAATGGCCCAAAGACTTCAGGACCTTTTTAAGGGAGTCTAAGGATAACAAATCCAAGGCAGTATCCTGGTATGTTAGGACTTTGTCCTATAAAGACCAGAAGATCTCTGAGTTGTGGGTTGAAGTTAACAAATGCTTCAACGCTGTTAAGGACCGTACCCCATGTGTTCTCGTCGAGCTGATTGGCTCTCCAGGAATTGGGAAAACCACTGCTATTTCTCAGTTTATTATACCTGAACTTGCCAAGAGAATGGGTGACGTCCCTACTGAATGTTACCAACTCCAAATCGCTCATAACGGACACTTTTCTGACTACAACGGACAACTCTTTGCCAGATATGACGAATTCCGTGCTGAGGGAGGTAAGGACCCCTTCTTCCATTACATCAACCACATGGCCTCTCCAGGGCCTATGTTGATAGAGGGACCTTTTGTGAAAGACAGGAATTTCCAGGCCAGGTTCTGCTTTCTCACAAGTAATTCTGGAAAGACTTCACTAGACGGAACATTTACCGAAGAAGCTGCCACTGCTATTGAATCCAGGATACATCAGTACAGAATGAAACACCCCGAAGCTGAGAGACTCATGAAGGCACATCAAACTAGGGATGTTGTCTGTGACAGGGCTCCTAACACCTATGAGTACTATAGGATTGACAGGGTGTATGACGACACGACAAAGAAAACAAATCTAGTCGAAGTTCAAATTACATATGAAGCATTCATTCAAGACTGTTACATTATGGCATGGCAACAACACAATGCTCATCCTCCGCCCCCTGTTGACCAAGAATTGAAAGATATGCTAGAAAACTGGACTGGGCGTAAGGATGTCACTTTTGATAAGAAAGCCATCCAGCCTCGAGTGCATCCTCGGCATAATGATGTCATTCCTGAACTTAAGGTTCTCCCAGTTCTTACAAGAGTGCCTCATGTTCCTGTCACTGTTCCAACTCAGCAATCCGGTTCTGACCATTTTGTTGTCCATATACATGGTCCGCCAGGGAGGGGAAAAACGTACTTCTATGATGAAGTATCGAAAAGCCTTCCCGGTCTTATGAGAACTAAGATTTGTAAGATTGACCTCACTAACAAGGACACATGGAAGAATGCCATAGTCTATTGGATTGATGATCAAGTCATAGCATACCAACAAGAATATCTTGACTTCTACAATACCAGGACTACGCCTAGTGTGATTATGCTCTCATCTAATATAAAGACTACTCCCTATGTTCCACCTTCATATATCCGACTTGCTAATTGGTGGGCCGGTAGAGACGGTGGAAGGTGTCTTCCTGAAATCAAGATTGAAGGATTGAGGCGTAGACTTGGGTTGAACGGAACTCTACATCTTGACGGGGACCAAGGACATTCCTGGACTGCCGTCGGGACGAACCTCGAGGGTTATGTTTCCCAACCAGGTGTCGTCGTCGTTGATGGATCTCAACTTACCGTGAATAAGTTTATTCTTGAGCTCGGAAAGAGAATCCGCAAGTGGAGAGATGTCAATATCCTTTATGACTGGGGTGATTCCTCTAACGTCACTATAACGCCTGACCCTGACATTAGGATAGCTGCTGATGATATTTACGAACTCAAGAGAATGCTGAAGTCTGCATCATCAATGTGGTCTAATTTTGGATCGACTCCCTCATCAAAGATCTTTGTCAAGCCTGCTCTCGCCTCAAAACTTACTCAGAAGGACGAGATATGCGTCGAGTTCTGGAAAATCCATGACAGCACTACCATTGAAGACCTTGATGAGATTGTCAAGAGCATTTTTGTTTTATACAGACAAGTTGATCTTGATAGTAGTCTCGTTGTCACCGTAGGTAAGGTTACATATTGGAACATTGACCATACTCTCTACAAGAGAGGAGCTGGTGATGTCACTCTGACCTATAAGGATTGTGAACCTCTTGTGGAGCTCACTTTCACCGAGAAGTCAGAGGGCTCTGTCTACCAGCAGGTCGTCTCCCTGAAGAAATCCGAGCTGATCCATGTGCTATGTGAAGGGT